GCGTCTTCGCCCCGACACCGCTGGAGTTAGATGACGGCACTGTGATCGAGGTGCCGCCACACCCGAATTTGCGGATGCTCGACGACGACGCCCAAGCCGCTTTGGAGCGCCTCGAATTCGAGCTCGAATCTTACGACCGCTACCCCGAGGTCTACATCCCCGAGCAGAAGGGTAAGGACCGCAACGGCGATGAGATCACGCTGCCCGCGCAGATCGTGCCGGGCGCGGTGAAGCTGCCGTACCGCAAAACCAATGACGCTGGGGTTGCCGTGCTGTTGGACCCGCCGTACTCGGTGCAGGTCGCCCAGCTGGCCCTCGGCGAGGAGGACTACGCAAAGCTGCGCGCCGGGAAGGTCAACGGCAAGCGCGGTTCAGCCGCCGATGTGTGGCGGATCTGGAATGAGCAGAACTACGGCGTTGCCGAGCGGCGTGATGCCGATCCCAAAAGTGATGGTGGCGCAGACGGTTTGGCGGATATTCCCGCGCCAGATGAGCAGCGACCTGTCGAGGTTCCATCACCGGCGGATAGCTGAGTGGCACTCCGGTGAGATGAGCAGCTTCGAGTTGCTCGAGCTGTTCGGCGCGTCGATCGTCGATCCGCAGCTGCGCACCTTCGTGGCGCATGTGTGGAGTCCCAATGAGGAGCGGCGGCTCCTGCGGGAGATCACCATTCCGGTTGACGAGGCCGGGATGTTCATCGAGAAGCCTGAGCGCACAATCCGGGTCGAATTCGCGCCGGAGGACGGCGTTTTGGCGGCGGCGCTGCGCGGTGATGAGCGGCCCGAGTGGAAACAGATGCTCGCCCAGACGGCCAACTCGTTGGCGATGCTGCGCGTGGCGTATGTCCCCGACGCCGACGCCGACGAGTACGGGGAGCGGCTGTTCCTGCCCGTCGAGCGGCAACGCGAACTGGCCGACGACGAAGCCGCCTTGCAGGTCGAACAACAACTAATCCGCGACGAAGGCCCCGATTCCGGCGGCCTCGGTTCGCTGTGGACTCAGGAGGTGAGCTGACATTCCCATCTATTCAGATGTGATCACTCGCCTCGATGAGCGTGCCGCCCAGGCCGCGTCTGACCAGATTGAGCGCGAGTTCGGCGATGCGGGCAAGCGAGGTAGCACCGCGCTCAACCGTGAGATGGAGTCCGGTTTCCGCGGGTTGACTGGCATGGTGCGCGAGTTCGGCCGGGGACTGCGCGATGGAATCGATGGCGAACTGGCCAATGTCGGAACGAGTTTCGATGCTGTCTCGGACCGAATAGGCGGCATCGGCAAGGCGAGTATCGGGGCTGTCGCGGGTGTCGCGGCAATCGGCACGGCCGCCGTCGTAGTGGGCAAGCAACTTTACGATCTGGGTGCCGAGTGGGATTCGATCGCTGACGGCATGACGATCCGGACCGGCAAGGTCGGCGACGACCTCAAGAACCTAACCAACGTGGTGGGCGACGTCAGCAAAACCACTGCCGCGTCCATGGGGTCCATCGGTGAAATCGTCGGCCAGCTCAGCCAATCCATGCCCGAACTCGCGCAGAACAGCGGCGCTATCCGTGAGATGGCGTCCAACCTCGCCTATCTGGGCGCAAACGGCGAGCAGGTCAACATCCGCGAGCTCGGTAAGGCGTTCGATGCTTTCGGCGTCAACGCCGCCGATCAGGTGGAGATGCTGTCGCGGCTCAAAGACGTCTCGCAGGCGACCGGCATCCCGATCAACAACCTGATTCAGACGGTGCAACAGGGTGCCCCGCAGTTCAAGCAGTTCGGCCTCAACATGGGCGAATCCACCGGCCTGATGGCGGCGTTCGAGGACGGCGGCCTCAATGCCCAAGGCGCATTGTCTGGACTGCGGATCGCGCTGTCCAATCTCGGCAACGATGCCCGCGGCCCCCAGAAGGCGTTGGCCGACACCATCGAACAGATCAAGCAGCTCTCGGACACCGGACAGAAGGGCGCCGCGAGCGACCTGGCCAAGAAAATCTTTGGCTCCGAGAGTTTCGCCCCGTTCCTCGATGCGATCGAGTCCGGCCGGGTCAACGTCGAAGGGTTGAAGAAGGCGATCGACGACACCGGCCTGTCGATCACGAATATGCAGAAGCTCACTAACGACGGCGCGCAGGGCTGGCAGGCGCTGTCCAACACCATCAAGACGGATTTGAAGCCTGCGGCCGATGGCATTTTCGGGGCGCTTAACGCGGGCGCGCAACTACTGACCCACCATTTCAGTGATGTTGTCGATTCGCTGGCAGGCGTCAACAGCAAGCTCGCCGATGCTAGCGACAAGCTCAAAGACATGGCGGCCGTGCCGATTACGCCCGATTCGGCGCTCGGGAAGATGTTGCTCCCGGCGGGCGGGTTGCCCGGGATGCCGGGGGTGGTGGCGCCTAACTCGGCCGGTGCCACGCTGGGTATGACAACGCTGCAGCCGTACAGCTGGGGCACCAAGCCGATAGCGCCGCCCGCCGCGTCGCGCGGCAGTGGCCCCAAACTGCCTGATGCGCCTGTGTTGCCGTACGACACCACCCTGCCGGCCGGGTTCGCAGGGTTGCCGCAGACCGCCGAGCTGGTCGGCGCCGAGAACTCGTGGATGGACGCGCGCCACACGTTGGCCGAGAAGCAGGCCCGGGTCAATCAGCTCGAGCACGACAACAACGCGACCGCCGCCGATGTGCAGAAGGCGAAGAACGACCAGATCAACGCGCAACAGGCCCTCGACCAGTCCCTTCTGCGGCTCTACGACACACAGAACAAGCGGCTTCAGCAGCACGCCTCCGATATGCAAGATATTGGCGCCAAGCTGGATTCCGATTTCGGGATCTCGAAGGGTTTGGCCGGGATCGCGGAGAACCTGTTCAAATTCCTGGCGAACCTGGCGGCGGCCCCGCTGGAGGGGCAGCTGAACGCGATCGCGAATGCGCCGGGTCAGGCCCAGGGCGGCTACGGCCTGATGGGTGTGCTTGGCGCACAAGGCGCTTTTGGCCCGCAGTACACCGCGGCGGGACAAGCGGCGGCGGCAAATGGCGGGGCGTCCGCGCTGGGTCCGGCGGTGCTTCAGCCCGGCGGCGGCGTCACCTACAGCAGTGCGGGCGGCGCGTATCCCGGCGATGCGGCGCTGCTAGCCAACGTCCCGGCAGGCAGGTACACGCAGACGCAGGGCGCCGACCTCACCCAGGGACTCGCCGACTGTTCCAGCGCTGTTGAGGATCTCGTCAATCTCATGGATGGCCGCCCAACCGCCGGGCGTTCGATGTCCACCGGCAACGAGGCTGAATGGCTAACACAGCACGGCTTCCAGCCTGGTATGGGTGGTCCCGGTGACTTCCGAGTCGGATTCAACTCGGGACATACGCAGGCCACTCTGCCGGGCGGCACCCCGTTCAACTGGGGCAGCGATGCAGCAGCGGCCAACCGCGGGATTGGCGGTACCGGGGCAGATGATCCAGCGTTCACGTCGCACTACTACCGGCCTGTGGGAGGCGCGCCAGGGCCAGCGGCGCCGGCCAGCGGCGGCGCTCCTGTAACGGTGGCGGTGCCAAGTGGCGGCGGTGGCCCGTCATTCCCGGTACCGCTCCCGGTGACGATCGTCGGCGGTCTCCCTGGCGGCGGCGGCATTCCAGGTCTCGCGCCGGGGATAGGCGCACCGCCCACCTCATCAGGAGCTCCTGGCAGCCCCTACGCCCCCACGCCCGGCGGCGGCGGTGGTGGCGCCCCCGACCTCTACGGCCCAGCCAACACCAGCCCCGGCCTGAACAATCCGGCCTCACCCGGCGGCATTGTCGGACCCGGCGGCTATCAGCCCAGCCCGATGGTGGGCGGCCCGATGCCCGGCGCTATGGGCGGCGCCCTCGGCGGCCCTGGCGCCAATACCACGCGGATCGGTGGCGCTACCGCCGGTCTAGAAGGCCAAGGCGGCGGCATCGGCGTCAGCGGCGGACTCATGGACGCCGCCATGATGGGCGCCGGAGCACTCGACATGATGGCCCCCGGGATGGGGCAGGTCGCCCAAACCGGAATGAAGTTGGCCAACAGGGCGATCCAGTTCGGCTCTCAAGCTGTCGGCATCGGCGTGCAGGGAGCGATCGACACCTTCATCCCGTTCGGCGGATCGAAACTCGCGTCGTCCAACTGGTTCACCAAGATCATCGGCGGCATCGCCGGATCACACCCCACCCTGCCCAATGTCGCCGGTAAGGGTACGCAGCCCACCCCGCAGTCGGTCGCCAACGTCGACCCCAACGCCCAACCGGGTCAAGGCCAAGGCGGGCAGCCCGCCGGCGGCAACACCTACAACGCCAACATCACCAACAACCAGCCACGCGACGAAGGCGGCTCGGGCCGCGACGCGCTGCACATCTGGCAGAACCAAGGCCCGGGAATGTGACCACCCCCGCTGTCCGCTACCCGTCGGGCCCTGTCACGCCCCACGGCTGGTGGCACATCGTCAACGGCACCCGCCCCATGATGTGGCTCGACGCCTACGACGAGTCGATCCGCATCGACCTCATGGGCGGGCTCGCACCCCCCTACAACGACCCAATGGTCCCGGAAGCCGTCGCACTGCGCGACCTCAAAGGACTCATCCCGCCGTGGCGCCACATCGACCAGAAAGGCGCCACCGAAGACGGCGTCACACAGGTCGACGCGCTCCTGGATCCCGTCGAGGTCGAGGCGGTCGTCGAATGCATCGGCCGCGACCCCAAGCACCTGCGCCGCGTGCACCGCGACCTGATCGCCTCCATCGACGCGATCCAAAAGTCCCGCCTGAACTTCCTCGACACCACCGAAATGGGTCACTGGTGGGCCGACATCCGCTGGTTCAAAGGCGCACCACCGGACCCGATGCACAACCTCCAGGTCCCCCGCCAGCGGGTATCGCTGCGGCTGCGCGCCGACACCGGATGCTGGCAGTCCTACCCCGACATCGCGACGTTCGGCTTCATCTACGACGCGATGACCGCCACCACATTCGATGCAGGACTCACCGGGTGGCCACAGCACCGCTACGAAGGCAGCGGCAGCGGCGGCCCGGTCGGCACCGCTGACGGCATCGTGTGGAATGAGGTCGGCACCGACGCCGTCAGCGTCGTCCTGGGCCCCTA